ATCGACGGTATCCTGGTGCGTGCGTTTTTCGTGCATCCTGAACGTCACCATGTAGGCGCGATGTTTTTCGATAGTCTTCGGGGTCGTCGTACCGTTGATCGCGATGAACAGTGTCGGCCTCGAGCTTTCGATGTTCTGTTTCGTATGCACGTTACGAATCGCGCCTGTGAACTCGCACATCTCGTACAACACGAAAGTGAACACATTCCCATTTTCGTCGATGTATTTCACCACGACCCAATTCTCGCCGAGAAGACGTTGACGTTCTTCGAGCGCGGTCTTGATGGCGGCGACGAGCGTATCGCGCATCGGCTTCGTCTCGACGGCCCAATGCGATACGAGACTCGATGGAACGGGATGCGGGAAGACGGGAACGATGCCGCAATACTCCGCGACTTCGATGCCCAAGTCGGCGGCGTCTAATGCAGCACGTAATTTGATCGTGTTGAATTGCGCGTACCCTCTCCTTGTATCGATTTCCGCCTTTTCCACGCACCATGCGGACGGTTCGGTTGTTGGGTACGAAGAAGATCGCGTTGCGGTCGCTTCCTTGATCCTCAATGTCACGCGATCTCTGCCCGTGGTCCCGAGTTTCTTGAGCTTGGAATTGAAGATCACCAATTTCCATTCGGGATCGTTTTCGTCGTAGCACGTGAAATATTGCGTATCGAAAGTGCGCGTGATGCCGTCAGTATACGGTAAATTATCGATCAGAGGCCGGACGCCTGCATACCCACGCAATTTCAATTCTTGTATCACTTTGGCAATTTCCATCGCATTCGTCATCTTGGTGGTGGTGTAGAATGTAATTATGTGGATTTGACGTGGCCTTCTTAACTGTCCGTTTTCCATCGTGTGTCTAAATTTGTCATTTTTTACATTTTGTTATTATAGATCCATGTCGTCGAGTCTCGAGATCAAGAGATTTAACCCAAAAACTATACGAGACGGCTCCGTCTCTGTGATGATCGCTCGCCGCGGTTCGGGGAAGTCCGTTTTGATCAAGGATATTCTATATCACAAGCGTCATATGAGTGGCATCGTTTTCAGCGGCACAGAAGCAGGCAATGGATTCTTCGGAAAGTTCGTGCCGAGCGTTTTCGTCTACGACGAGTTCAATCCAGATGCGTTGCAGCGACTCGTCGATCGACAGCGGAAGTTGAAAAAAGTAGATAAAGCCGATCCTGTATTCGTCGTGCTCGATGATTGTGCATTCGACCGAAAATTCATGAACTCGAAACTTCTTCGTGAGATCGCATTCAACGGAAGGCATTATTCGATCATGATGATCATAAGTGCTCAATGGGCTCTCGATCTCCCCCCCTCACTGCGCGGCAATGTCGACTACGTCTTTTTGCTACGCGATAACCTGTACCGCGAGCGTTTATATAAAAACTTTTTTCCATTCATTGAATCGCTCGACGCATTCAATAAAGTGATGGATGCTTGTACGGAAGACTTTGGATGTCTTGTATTAGACAACACAGGCTCGAACTCAGAGGTTTTCCATTATAAAGCAAACATGAAACGCGATTTCAGGATGGGAAATTCGGCGTATTGGGGCTTTAACAAACAACGTTTCAATCCCAAATACGACGACGAAGATAATGCCAAGGAAACGAAAAAAAAGGGGGCGACGATATCGATTAAAGTCATGCGGAAGTAGATGGAGGTGCCATGTATACCGACGAGGCGCTAAAAAAACCTCCTGGCTCTTGAATCATGTGGTTTACAGCGCGTTTTGTATTATATTTGGCGAAATATGATACGCTTTTACTCTGAATCATTTTGATATCTCGTACGAGTTGCTCCTTGATGTACGCGAACAATTGATCATCGCTCGCCCAAAGCACCATTCCTTGACTCAATGCGGATGCGATATAGATAATGAGACGACCATCGGTGAATTTCTTCGTCGCCGCTGCAGCTGAAATCGTACGTTGATTCTCCGGGATCTGTTCAAACCTGAAAATTCCAGATTTCAACCGGTCTATTCCAGGCGTCTCTTTCCATTCCAAGTATCGTACCAGTGTGTTTTTCATTTTGATTTTCTTGATATATTCTGAAATGATTTGCATTCGCTCCTCCATACTGAATTCTTTCCACGATTCCTTAAGGATATCCTTGAAAATCGTATTCGAGTGGGCCACGCGCGATGCATTGTTCACGTACTTCCCACTCCTCAGCGCATTTGTCACGTGACTCTTCAGGATCTCATCGAATGTGTCATTGATTATACGCGCTTGTGTGTTTGGCGCCGTTCTGTTGTACGTATTCTTACCTATGTGTTTCATTGCCTGTTTCTTCAGGATCATGATGATTTCAGGAGCTGATTTCATGCGTTCCAGCCACGGCAAGTCGAATTTATTCATTTCTGATTTGAGAACAAACTCTTTTCGTGTCGCATTCCATCCACGCCACTCGTCCTTGACACGTCTCAAATTGTAATTGGCATTGTACTCTTTATTTGTATTATTTACGAATGGGTTGGGAGGCGCTGACGATGCAGGGAACATTTGCGTCGATTGCGTCGGAGGAGCGCTCACAATGCCGTTCTCGTTCCCATTGTTCGACGGTGTGGATTTGGGAGGCGTATAGATAGCGTTGGGTGCGCGGAATTGCGATGTGCGGTTTCCGTGACGCGCGTTATTATGGCTATTATGGTTGCTTTCGGCAGTGCGCGTGACGCCCCATGTCGCCGAATGTTTGCGTGGACGCCACCCTCCTTCAGATTCAGGCAACGTCGCGACTTTCCTGATTTTCAACGGAGGTGATTTCTTGTCGGGATCGCTCCGACTCCGGCGGCCGCCCAGAATTCCACGAAGACCTCGGCCGAATAATGCCTGTCGGCCGCGTCCTCCTCTTGAAACGGGACGACGACCTGCGGCGGGCGGATCGTTCATGGTTTCGCCGAGACGCGCGAGGAAATTCATGACGCTCGTGTACTTCGTCCGTTCGCCAGGTTCCTTGTACGATTTGTAGAGCGATATATGTTTCGACATCATACGGCGTGTCACAGATCTGAGCCCAAACCAAATACTTTCCAATGTCCCCGGTTTTGTTTTGAGGCGGCCACATGATCCTTCGACGGCCTTCAATCGCTGCAAATACGGACGAAAGGCTTTATCGACAACCTCGTCGAAAATCACGATCTGGTTGTAATCGAGGACGACGGCATGCGGCGATCTAGCCCCTGCGAGGGCGAACATGTGAGGCGCATACCGCATCGGAGCTACTTTCGACGTCCACATCAAATAAATAGCAGCTGCGACGGCGTTGTATGTCGCGCGCGCCTCGGATACCGTCGAAATACGTTCGATATCGACGAGTCGGATGTTTGGCGGGCATTCGGAAACGACGTGGAACGCGCCGCGCACGAATCCGTGGAACATGACGCGAGGGAAAATGCCGCATCGCGCGTATTGGGTCGATAATTCAGATTGGATGTAGGCTTCTTTTCGGCATTGACGCGCCCATTTCTCAAAATCAACACCCTTGGCGCCGCGATACCATGATGTCTTGACGATATATTTGCCAGATGCGATCGGTGGTCGGGCATTCATTACCTGGACCGTCGCGCCCATTTCTTTTTGTAACGTAAATGCCTCGGCTCCATTAACGATATGGATCCTGTTCTTGGATCCGAGGGGTACGGCGCCATCTCCTGCGCCAATGAAACTAGGTACGCCACGGCCATTGAAATTGTTTGCGTTGCCAGGCGCGACGTTCCTGTTTCTCGCAAGGATCTTGGTCCATCGCGCATTGCCCAGCACATATGTATTTGTCATTGTCACGCTCGTTTGCGTCTAGAATCAAGCTCGCATTTTATTTTACTTTNCCCGCCGGCAAATGCCAATCCGCCGAGGCCACTTGCGATTCGAAGAAGGTTGTACGAGATCGCAAAGACCCTGACGCGGCCACGTGTATTGATCATATTGGGATTGAGCTTCAGGACGAGATGCGCTTGGTCCACGCGACTCCAATTGAGGCTTCCACTGGGTTGTATGTCGTCTGCGTTGAGACTTAGACTGTAGACATATACTTTCTTATTGGGAATGCGCGCGTGGTGCTGAAACGGCTGCACGAGACGATAATATTGCGATGGCCGTTCCTCGATTCTGTCCGACCCATTGATTTGGAGTTTGGCCGTGATAATCGGTTCCTCGCTCGTGTACGGGCTTGGCATATCGCAATTGAAGTAATCGTTGCCTTCGACAGCATAATAAGGAGCTGTCACATTGGCATTGTACGATGAAGAATGGTTATACACGAAAATGAGTTCCTTGACTGGATGAGAGAAATTCAACGAGATCTTGCGGCTCAAATTGGGCTCTTCAGTATCGACGATAATGGGATGATCGCCGAGGAATTGACACACTTCGATAATCATCTCTTGAGGCATGCTGCTGAAACGGAGCCTTTCCTCGGTATCGAGCAAGTACATTTCAGAATATAATTTGCATTCCATGCTGGGCGTCGATCCACGCGTATCAACCAAAGTCGAGATGGGAACGTTGGATTTGATGAGTTCGGTCCAATCGCGGAACTCGAAATTCAATTTGAGTTCGTGGAAGGCCAAGGCGACGAGCGGAATGCTGAGCGATGGAGCTTTATTGAAGAAGAATATGAGAGGCACAAAGAGCGTTCGTTGAGAGAACGAGTTATCGTATAAATCATAATTCGCATACTTGCCGACCATCTGCTCGAACCCAGCGCGTTTCTCTTCGGGCAAATTGAGCTCCGACATAATATCAAAGAATTCCGAGACGTGTCGATCGATGCGCGCTCCGCCCAGCTGGCACTCGACGCTGCGCATGATAGCGTGGCCGATGGAATTGCACCATTTGAGACAAATTATATCCATTGAAGCGGAATTTGAGTCGTTGGAAGAGACGGATGTGCCGCTCATGAGCTGGCGGTTGACGACGACACTATACGATTTGGTCTTGTCGAGCGCCGTGATGAGGATTGTCGTCGATGATAAGGCCGAGAAAAAATCGTCAACGCCATCCTCGTTATTCTGACTCAGCGTGGCTCTGTACCTGTGCGATCCCGAAGAAGATGTCGGCGGCGTGATCGTCACGAGCGCAGTTGTCGAGCTCGTGAATCGCGCGCTGATGATCGCAGGCACGGTCGATGTCGGCGCGGCAAGGGCGATGTTGACGGACGCATGGAAATTGTTCAGGTCCGGTAATGTGATTTGCAAGTAACATTTCGATACGAGGTCTCCGCTCCGGGTTATAGGTGCCGATACACTTCGTCCGAAATCCGCCGTGCCTTGGAATGCCATCTGCACGGATTCGGCCGCGTAGTGTGTATACCGCCGCGTCAAGCTCTTGAAGAAACTGATTTCGGGGCTTCCCGTCATGATCACGTCGGCTGCACCCACGAGTGCCAGTTGCATGACTGCGCCGGTCATGACGCGTCTGTATGTATTCCACACTGATTTTATTTGCAGATATTGGCCGCGAATTCTTGATGCAAAGAAATAAAACCCGGCTCACATTCTAGATTAGGTGGTAGGCACAAGAATGACCAACCCGTTCCTTGATCGCGAAGCGTTTTATCCTCGGAAGCTCATCGCTCGAAACGTCTGGGTAGGCAGCGCAGCCGATGCAGTCGATATCAAGTTCATTCGAGATGCAGATATATCGTTGATTGTGAACTGCACGAAGAACTTGAGCTTCTTGCATGGCACGGCGACTCATAATCACCGCGTAGGTGTCGACGACGATCTGCGAGAGGTGAATTTAATGGCTATGAAAATCCCTGAATCTGTCGCGCTCATCGATACGCATCTCAAAAACAACCGTGGTGTTCTCATCCATTGCTGGGCTGGCGTCCAAAGATCGTGCACGATTGCCGCCGCGTACCTCATGTACAAGCTCGGCCTCCCTCCCTCAAAAGCCATGGCGGCAATTAAACACGTAAAGAAGGAAGCGTTCGAGCCTCGTCCGACATTTCGCGCCTCGCTAGATATGTATTACACGAAACTCATCAAGAAGACATGATTTGCATCTGTGGATTTGTATGGAAGAAATCCACGAGTTCGGCCGATGCGTCGCGAGCATCGTATATTTCGGCATCGAGGAAGAGACGCGTTGCGGTCGTCGTCGGTCCGCGCGAGATGGGTTGGGATGGTGGGTTTGTGAGACGGTACCCGCGACATGCATCGTGGATATGAATCGTTTGTAAATGTTTGGATTTCGATAAGAACGTTTGTGTTGGAATGGCACAGCATGATACGCTCTTGAGGTTGGGGAGATTCAATGTCTCCAACCTCGAGATATATGGATTGCAACTAATATCGAGGATCTCGAGTCGCGTATGAATCGCGTCAAATTCCACGCACATGTTATGACTCGCATCTAATAGGACGAGGTTTGGAGGAAGGTTCTCGATCGACATCAAAGAGTTTCGACTTATGCGGAGATGTCTGAGCGATGTGAGAGTTGACATATACGAAGGAAGATGTATCAAGTTGCATCGCTGGAATGAAAGGGATGTCAGACTCGTCAATTCTCCCAGATTCGCAGGTAGATGTGCAAAATGCGCCCCTTCAAGCGAAAATCTCTTGAGATTCGGTACATTCATGTTATCGATCGCGATGGAACTACTCTTAGATTTCATCTCCAGTGATGTGAGAGAGCGTAAAGTGCACTCTGTAACCACTCGAATCGGCATATATGATTCAATGCTGAGCGTTTCCAGACATGTCAAATTATTGAAATCAAGATCGCGGTGCATTTCGTAGACGTACATCCTCAGAGATCTCAGTGAAGTGCACATGTTGACAAAAGGCGCGTACTGTTGTAGGTTGATATGGTACGGTACCGAAATATCCAGGTGATGAAGACGGGACGCAAACGCTCCGAGAAAATTCATAAATATGTTGCACGCTTCGAGGTCTTTGTCGGCATTATACAGTTGCCAAGGGTACCGGATGAAAATACGCAAGCTTCTGAACCACCTCGTACGCATCCACCGCACACATAATTTGATAGTATGTGTGTGTGACACGACAAATTCCGCGTCGTTCTCCCACATATCGGCTCGGCTCGAAAGGATATATGAGAACTGTTTCGAGACGCGAGCGAGTGCGTGCCGCTCCTTGAATTCTACAGATAATAAAATGCGATGCACGATATCGTCGTCGAGATGCATCGCGTTTTGTTTTCTCTTACATAATAGTCAAGTGCTTAAGCGTATCATTTTTTACACACACTCGACCGTCAGGCTTTCGTATATCCATCAAGCGGCACCGGCATTTGACCTAAATGAACCTAAATGAGACGACGAGCCGCTGCCACGACGAGTCCGCTGCGTGGATCGTACGGAATGACAACTGTATTGGGAGATTGCATGGGGTAGGCGTTGGCAGTGCACGGCGCCGAACATGGAACCAAAGTCAAGTCGGGACGGCGCGTGCGAATGTAAAGCATCGCTTCCTGTAAAGTCCGCCCGACGACTTCGGGCCATGCGACGGTATTACAATAGGCATCGTTCTGAGCTGCGGCGCCTTTACGGAGACAACATGTCGCGTGGTAGCCCGAAGTCACGGTCGAACACGATCCACCTGCCGAATCGGGCATTTCCTTGACGCCGTCACAAGGCGTGCATACTACGCGGCCCAGTTCGTAGGAGTACTGGCATCCACACGGCTGTTTTGTCACGACGGTATCAGGCTCGAGTTTCCAGCAGAATGTCGATGCGGTGCGGCCAGTCGGAGCGTCAATACATACGAGTTTCTTCGTTGTAGGATCGTGACGCAAGAAATTGTTGTTGGCGCTCGATCGGAGCATGACGTGCTTGGTCGTTCCGCATTGGCCCGGGATGACTTTGAAACATGAATCGGGTTCGAGTTTCTCTTCGTGCCAGTAGGCGTTCTTATCGGCATCGAGAGTTAAATAGACCGAGTTCCAGCGGATCGCATAGCCTGAATCTCCACATGCGACGAATTTGAACGGCGGCATGCCTGGAGTTTTCTTCTGGATCGTGCCGTCGAGCGAGGGAACGTATCCAGGCATCGTCATTGATTCGAATGCAAACGTTCCCACCTTGATATCTGGTGCCTCGACGGCAATCGCTTCCTCGCTGATCATCGTATCGTTCGTCACTTGAGTCACTTGAGTCGCTTGAGTCGCTTGAGTCACTGGAAGAGACTGTTGTTGCATTGTTGCACGTGGCCGACTCGTCGGTTTTGTCGATGACCGGATGAATGCAAAGTAGACGACACCTAGAACAATGAGACATGCCACACACACCAAAACAATCTTGAGTGTCGGCGAAGATCGCGATGCGCTTGACGTGATTGTGCCAGGCATGCCGCCGCCACCCATGGGATCGCCGCCGTACATATCCATTTTCTAGTATATGACAAACAAAATTATTTACACATTTATTTGAGATTCGAACGGACACTTTACATTTTATCAAATGTCTATGTTTTCCATCGTTTCTCGCAAATTACGCAATACCAGAAAACCGTCATTGGCTCATCAGCCGAGCGTGTTTGTAATGAAGTGTATGTAATCTTCCTTCCTTTGCATCGACTGCACTGGAAAGGCCCATCGATGACTTTCGTCGGATCGACGCCCAGCAATTCGCGTCGAAGTTGCTTGGCTGCGACTTTCTCGTAAATTGGGTTCCACAATTCGGGCCACAAATCGGCTGGACTTGCTTTGACGAGATGTTTCAATCCACATTCACCAGACCGGACTCGTTCGATAAGACCGGGATTCTTGGGATTTTTTAGGTTGAAAAGTACCGAAAGCGCTTTGGTCGTATACTTGAACCTCAATTTATGAGATTGCCAGAACAGAGGAATATGTGTTCGTCGACATTGATCCAGCGTATAATTGTAAATACATATCTCCGCATCGCGAGCTCGGTCGGCATCGTTCAATATATGGAGGAACTTCGATCGGACTTTACCTCGACATGTGGCGATCCTTTCCAAAACTTCGGGCGGTGTAGGAGCATCGATAAATGGCTGTTCAGACATATATTATTACAATTCAATATTTCATGTGGTCTTAAGCGTCGTTTTCTTTTTTCGTGGTTTCGTGCATTCTTTCGGTCGTTTCACACAAAAGCTCGAGCAGTAGACGTCGTAATTCAAGCCGTCGTAATTATTATCGGAAAATCGCGGATCGAAGATCAGATTATTTGATGCATCGTACAATGACGGTCCATATGCGGTGCCGCGTTTATGAGAAAAAACACCAGTCTTAAGGACGCGAACGCAATCGCCGACCTGCAACTTCTGGCCTTTCGCGCACGTCGTCACGACGCTCGAGCATGGCACTCTGAACATCGCGGCAATCGAAGCTTTCGTATCGTCTTGCTTGACGCCATACAATACATCCCCATTCTGACGGTAGAAATGGTAATCTGAGTTCTTGTCGAGCATCAAAATGGCTTTCGAGTATCCCACTGGGCATGTCGCGTCAATATCGATCTCGCATCCCATCTTGGACGCACGTAAATCGTTACGTGCGCGCGTGGCTGCAGGGTGGCATGTGGACAACGAGAAATCCGTCCCGAGATCGCCGCTCAAATTTCCAGGCTGGAGTTTGTTTGACTCGGCGCGGCGTTTCAGGCGGCCTATGGCGTACGAGTAACAATTCGTGCGATGGATATACTTTGAAGATCCGAATGGCGCGCACGTGAACAAAGGCTCCGAATTGCTCATGGGAAGTTTCTTGTTTTTCTTATTCTTGTTCGCGCGTGCCATTTCATACACCTTGAAAAAAAAATGGGGACATACATTAACTAATATTAATGGTCCTCATCATCGTCCTCATCATTGCAGTTCTCGCCGTGCTCGCTGGTGGATTCATGCTGGTCATTCGCCGCCCCGCACCGACGCCCGCGCCCACCAAACCGATTCGCCGCGTCACGTTCGCACCGACCGATACGCCGATCCCGACGACGCCCGCGCCGACGCCCGCGCCGATGTCCAACTCCCAGCTGGCAATCCCTTTGGCGTACACTGGTCTCGCGCCTCTCCCGCCAGGGCCACCAATGTGGTACGTCGCTGCAAACACGCAGCCGCAATACAACCTCGTTCCGGGCGCGGCATGGCCTATTCTCGTTGGTCGAAACCGCGAAACTGTCAGCTATTGGCTCATGAATACGTACCCACGTCTCAGAGTCCATGCACTACCGCTCGGCTCGCCGACGTTTTACGAAGCCAGGTCGGATCGTATTACTGTCCTGTACGACCCTTACACTAATAGGGTCGTCAATGCCAGGATTGGTTGACTTTTTTAAACATATACAAGCGAATCGATATGG